GAGGATTTTTAAATCGTGGATGTAATGACTGCAACAGTTAAGCCAAACAAAAAAAACATTATTAAACTGCAAAATTTTATTGCCCAAAATTATGGTGTACACAAGTCTCAACCAAATACTCAACATAGTCAAATCAATAAGCCAAAACCATAGTCAAGTCAATGGCTATATGTTTGGGGAAGAATCTGACATATCTGCAAGTGAACAAGAATTGTATCCACTTGTTTGGAGTAATTTATTGCCCAGTTCAATCAGCGAATCAACATTGACCGTAAACATCAACTTGCTTGTTTTGGATATCCAAAAGGCAGACCAATCAAATGAACAAGACACACTATCGGATACCTTTTCAATTTGTCAAGATATTTGGGCAGCGTTGAATTCACCTGCATATTATGACAGATTTGTGATGCAAGAATCAGTTCAATTGGAAACAATTCGTGAAGGTTTGCCCGATTTAGTGAATGGATGGCGAATGACATTATCATTTGATTTGCCACAAACACAAAACAGATGTCAAATCCCATAGCAAAAAAAATCTCAATTTATATTTATACATAAAAAATTATGGCAACAAGTCAAGAAATTATAGCAGGTTCAGGTGGATTTATTGTGAACAATACAACCAATGCAACAACAGGTCAATTCAATTCTGTTGTTGTGATTGCTGATGCAGTTTTTAGTGCATTTTCAATTAATGGAACATCAGTATTGTCAAGCAAAGGATTAAGTGGGGTAACGATTAAAGCAGGTGCATTTTTACCTGCAGGAGTTGACAACAAAATCACATCATTTACTTTGTCAAGTGGTACAGTAATCGCATATTCATAATGAAAATTAGAATTGGTGTTGGTGTTGAATGTATGCATTTAGGTGGGTTTGATTCCGACTATCAAGCCATATTGAATCGTGCAACAACATTGGGTTATACATTGCCAAATGCAACACAACAAGCATTGCAGAATCAACTTCTTTTGGATTTGAAATCATCAGGTGCGTGGGCTAAAATGGATGTATTTTATATGTTTGCAAATAATGGTTCAAAAGAATTTGCAACAATCAATTGGAAAAGTCCATCATCAAATCAAGCATCAATAGTTGGTTCAAATTTGACTTGGGATGCAAGTGGTTTTATAGGTGGTGCATCAAGTTATTTGGATACAAATTTTAATCCAACAACAGGAACACCAAATATTGCACAAAACAATGTGTGTATGGGTCTTTGGAAAAGAACACACAATGCAACTGCAAGTAAATTTTTGTGTGGTAATAGTGGTGCAAGTTCTTATTTCCCATCTGTAAGTGGTAATGATGTCAGATTGCACCATCAATCGGGTACATTAAGTTCAACATTTGCACTTTCAACAACTGGTCTTTTAATGCTTAATAGAACGGCATCAACTGCAGTTTCGTGGAGTGTTAATGGTTCAGCAACAAGTGGAACAACTACTGCATCTGTAGCACCTGTGAATGCAAAGTATTCAGTTTTCACATATGGTACGGCATCAGCATCTGCATATCTTGGTCAATTGTCTTGTTGGTTTATTGGTGCATCTTTGGTATCTGAAACATCAGCATTGTATACTGCTTTGAACACATATATTGCAACAACATAATGAATCATAAAATCGCAGAGTTAAACATAATCAGTTGGGCATTGGCAATTGTTGGTTCACTTGCACATTGGTTGCCATTGGTTCAATTTTTATCATTCAGTTTGTCTGTTGTAATTTCAATTTGGCAATTGACTCAATTAATCAAAAAATGGTTAAAAGAATCAAAAGGAATATAAGTGTAGAGCATAACCCAATCACAACAATTTGTGGGTTCATTTTGCTTTTCTACTCATTGTTTTTGATGGCTTTTCCTTTGCTATATGAAACCAAAAGTGAAATTGATATTTATTATCCTGTTGGCATTGGAATCTTTGGTGTATGCCTATTGGTTATTCCTGATGATTTGAAAACTGCATTGACATTTTTTGTCAAAAAGAAAAGTGAATGAGTAAACCAAACAAATTAATACTTGACTACATTAAGCAGTATCCAAATACTGCTATTTTAACCCTTGCCAAAAAAATCTACTCTGAAAATAAAACACAATTCACAAATGTTGAATCAGTCAGAAATATAATCAATTACTACAAAGGTAAAAAGGGTGATAAATTGAGAAAAGTAGCCAAGCCATACATAGACTATTTTGAAAAACTTAAATCAGAATTACCCAAAGGTGAAAGTGAAAAAGTTGAACCATACTATTTGCCAAAGGATAGAAAAAAAGTATTAATTATTTCAGACATTCACCTTCCATATCACGATGATAAGGCTTTGTTTGAGGCATTGAAATTTGGATTGGACAATGAAGTTGATACCATATACATCAATGGTGATTTGCTTGATTTTGCATTGATAAGTAAACACGAAAATACCACAACCAAACATTCAATCAAGTATGAATTAGATTGTGCAAAAGTGTTTTTGAATGGATTGCGTGAAATGTTTCCAAATGCTTTGATAATTTATAAGTATGGCAATCACGATTTGCGATTTGATAAATGGATACGATTGAAAGCACCTGAACTTTTGGACATTGAACACATTATGTTGTCAGAAATACTTGGTTTGCGTGAATTAGATATTATACAACTTGATTCAATGCAATGGTGTTATATGTGGGAATATGTTGTGTTACACGGTCACGAATTACCAATGAAATCAGGTGGTGTAAATCCTGCAAGGGCAACAAGATTGAAGTTGAACAGACCTGCAATCATAGGTCACTTTCATAGGATGAACCGAGACATTGCAACGATAATGGGAAAAGAACAATATTCAGTATATTCAAATGGATGTTTGTGTGATTTAAGTCCTGCTTATATGCCCATAAACGATTGGAATCATTCTTGTATTTTGATTGACAATGGAAAAGTAATTGTGAAAGAATTATGAGTGATGAAATTGAATATGAACAAGCAGAAACAAGGGCAGAGATAATTGCAACTTGTCACTATGCATTGGCATCAATTGAACTTTATGACTATGCAATGTTGGATGAGGAATCAAAAATGCGAATTGAAAACATTAAAAGAAAGGCATTGATTTTGATTGATGGATTTTTGGATGAAATTTATTATGAGAATTATGAGGATTAGTGAACACATAAGTTTTGAAGAGGCAGTTATATCACCAACTGCAATACGCAATGGCATTGATAATATGCCCAATGACCAAGAATTGAACAATATGAAATTGGTTGCAGAAAATTGTTTTGAACCACTCAGAAAAATGTGGGGAAAACCCATCAAAATAAATTCTTTCTTCAGGTCACAAAAACTGAATCAGTTGGTTGGTGGAAGTCCATCAAGCCAACATACAAAAGGTCAAGCAATTGACATCACAACTGGGACAAAAGCAGAAAACAAAAAGTTATTTGAACTTGCAAAGACATTGGATTTTGACCAATTGATAAATGAGTATGATTATCTATGGCTTCACATATCTTTCAAGGCAACAGGAAACAGAAAACAAATATTGATTATAAAATGATTGGATTGATAATTTTAGGATTTTTGAACGCAATGTCTGACTTGATGATATCAAACAGACTTGCACATTGGGGATTTTGGTTTTCATCAGATGCGTGGCACAACAAATACAATTGGGGAAAATATTGGAGGCATTACCCATTGATTACATTCACCGATTGTTTCCATTTCTTCAAGGCTTGTTGGGTTTTGTGTATGTGCATACTTATTCAATATACAGATGTGCATTGGTTCATCTCTTATTGTGTTTTTAGTACATCATTTTCATTGTTTCATACCTATTTGCCATACTTAAAAAATCCATTCAAATGAAAACAGTTGATTGGTTAGTATTGGTATTATTTGGTGCATTGATTTATGCCTGTTTTTTCCTTTATGATAAGGCATATAACAAACCAATTGAACATTTCATTGATTCAACAGAAATAATTCAACACAGATTTGATACAACGATTGAAAGGATTAAAACGATTCACAATGAGAAAACAATATATATCATTGCTATTCCTGATAGTGCTATTTTTACCCATCTCAAAATTGAATTGTCAAAATTTGACACCAATGGATGGGCGAAAAATGTTGAAAATTATGAATAATTTGGAATCAACAACTGAACTGAATGGAATCTTGCAAAAGAATATTGAATGGCAAAAGTCAAACACAGACACATTGCGTGTACAATTGAAGAAAAGAGAAGACCAATTGATGTCAAGCAACTTGCAAATCCAAAAACTTGAATCAAAAGTTTCTAAATGGCAGACAATTTCCTTGATTTTGGGGGTGGTTTCTGCACTTTTATTGCTTACTAACTAAAAATAAATAGACTGATTATGTGATAGTTACATCTATCTACAAATAATATTTAATATAAATATTGATATTATCATTCCCATTTGTATCTTCGTTGTACAATTAACCAATAAGAATATGAAAGCAAGAAAATTTGAAAATGTAGAAATCAACCAAACCGTAACTTTTGAAGAAAACGGAATGATTGAAACAGGTGTTGTATGTGAGGTTGAAAACAACAAATTTGTTGTGATAGCATTGAGAAGTTGGAATGACAATGGAACAATCGTTTTCTATGACCAAAAATATTCATTTTTTAAAACAGGCACAAAAACGCATTCGCATTATACATATGGCAATGCCATTGAAATAACTGGAACAATCAATTAATAACCACTTAAAAATAAATAATTATGAGCAACGAATTAAACAAAAACCAAAGAGAAAAATTATTATCTGAACTTGAAAATACTTTAAACAGTATTAATGATTTCAATTTTATTATTGAAGAAAATAATAAAAAAGGTCTAATTAATATAGCCGAAAGATTTATGGTTCAAGTTTTTATACTTAAAAATCAATTGCAATTTATTAAAAATTGCCTTTCTGAAAATACACTTTTAGAAGATTAATCAATAAAACTATGTTGTACGCATCAACCCAAAACAAAGCCATCAGATTGGCTAAAAACGAAGTAAAAAAGCAAATGAATGTTCAACGCATATCTGAGCATATGATTAAATACACCACCTGTGATTGTGGTTGTGGTGAATCACTTGCCATTGAATTGGTGACATTTGTAAACAAGGATACCCAGTTCACAAAAGTTGGTATCTGTCAATACTGCTCAAAATAAATTTTTATAATTAATTTAAATTTTTAATATTTGTAAAATGAAAAATATCTTTTTAGCCTTATTCATCGCATCCATCTCAATTCATTTTGAATTCAAGTATGGTGCATCTATGATGGCATTCAGCATTTTTTTAATCATTACACAAACACTTTTATTCATATATGGAAAACATCAAAAGACCGGGCAGACCAATTGTCAAACCCAAAAGAAAAATGACATCATTTGCAATCAACCAAGACAGCATTGGCAAAATGCAATTGCTACAAATCAAACGCAATGGTGAATCACTCAATGACCTATTCAACGAAGCAATTATAAACCTTTTAAAACAGGAAAACATATGACAAGGGAAGATAAATTGGAACAATTCGCCATTGAGATTCTTGAAAGCCAATGGGCAATGGGTGAAAAGGATGCAATGGACTTAATTGTCAAGGCTGAAGACCTTGAATTGAATGACCTTGCAAAAGAATTCAGAAAACTATTGGCTGAAGAAGACCCAAAAGATGACCTTAAACACGATTTATACAACGCACTTAACCCAAACAACCTTTAATCTAAAAACTATGTTGCAAATCTATTTAAACCGATTGAATCGCATCAATCAATTGAGGCAAATTGCCATCCAAGAACACAACCATTTCAAGAAATATCAAGCCGATTTTCTTATTCAATCACTCACCTTTAAAATCTCAAATCTGTACAATGAAAAATTTAATTAAGGCAGTATTGTCCGTGATGGATGAGGTCAAAGGAATTGACAAGACAATGAATGTTGGCACAGGTTCATCATCATATAAAGGAGTCAGCGACAAAGAGGTGAAGAAAATCATTGGTCAATCAATGAAAAAGAATGGATTGGTGATATTTCCAATCTCAATCAATCCAAATACAACGATTGAGAGGTATGAAGAATCAACCCAATACGGAAACAAGATGAAACAATCAGTTTTCACAGAAGTAAACACCAATTATTTGTTGTGCCACGAATCAGGTGAAACAATTGAACTGTCAGGCTATGGACACGGCACAGATTCGCAGGATAAGGCATCAGGAAAGGCATTGACATATGCATTGAAATACACATTGCTGTACACATTTCTTGTTCCAACTGGCACAATTGATGATGCTGACAATACCCATTCAAATGATATAAAGATTCCAAGCAAACCAAATTTGACACAGGCAATTTTTGACAAGATGTATGATGCCGTTCAGAATGGCAAAAAGGATGAGGTCAAAAAAGCATTGGACAAATACACAATTTCACCTATTTTTCAGTCACAATTAAACCAACTTTTAAAATGAGTTTTGAAGAAAAATTTGACCCTCGCAGGGCAGGGAAAATAACTGGTTCACAAGTGCATTTATTATTTCCAAAAAGGGAAAACAAAGTCAGCCAAATGACATATGCCAAACATCTTGCAAATGAACTTTTTTTTGGTCAAATCAAATCACTTGAAACTTGGCAAATGGCACACGGAAATGATGGTGAACGGTTGGCACACAATTACTATACTGAATTCTGTGATTTCAATGTGCAAGAAAAACCACCATTTGTTGAAAGAGGTGTATTTGGTGGTACACCTGATGCAATTTCAACCACTTATGGGATTGATTACAAATGCCCAACAAGTTTTGAAAAATGGCTTGACTATTTACACGAAGGAATAGACCATCAGCAATGGCATCAATGTCAAATGTATATGTGGTTGACAGGTCTAAAACATTGGAAAATATGTGCATTTTTGACTGAAACAACACTAATGCTTAACAATGATTTATCATATCCTGTTGATTACGATAAGCGAATGATTATAATTGATGTAATGTTTGATGAAAACTGGGCAAATGAAATTGAAGAAAGGGCAAAATTCATCAT